TATATATATGGGAACTTTTATTAGTGGGCGTCGTGTTACTAATATAAGATAAATTAATAAATAGGATATACAATGAAAATTAAAGATATTAAAATAAATGATTGGTTCACATTAAAAGATATAGAAGAACCCAAAGAGGGCCAAGTGTGGGTGCGTAATCATTACGACAAGGAAACAAAGACATATTCAATTACTAATTGGAAGACACAAAAAGAAAGATTTGTTAAAGGTGATAGAATAGTATTTGTAGATTTTACATTTTAATTATTATTGGCTACGGGTTGAGAACTTGAAATTTTCAACCCAATCCAAATTTTTCAACCTCCATTGTGACGGGGGGTATATGTAAATAAAACAAGCTTACACAAAATCGGCCAATTTTTTTAGGATATTTTTTTCATCGTTAGGGAACCCTAATACTTCGGGTACCCTAATATGTAGTGTGGCTTGGGTACCCTAATACGGTAACCCTAATATGGAAACCCTAATACGGTAACCCTAATAGGGTAATACCCTAATACAGCCACCGAAAGAGCTTCTTTAAGATAAGGTATTATTTGTGATATTCCTAGAACTATTTACTACTTTTGTAATTATTATGACTTTTTGAGAGTTTACAAAGATATTTATTGTAAAGAGTCTAACAAGTATTATAAATTCTAGTAAATCAAAGGAGACATCACTACAATGAAAGATAAAATAAAAGAACAAATAGAACAATACCAACAACAGTTTGAAGAACTTTCCAAAACAAGAGAAGAGCTTGTTGGTAAATTAAACGAGATAGCAGGAGCAATCGAGCAAGTGCGTGGTGCAGTTGCAGCATTGACAGCTCTTGAAGTAGAAGAACAACCAGCTGAAAAGAAAGATAAAAAATAAATGGAACTAGACAAAGGCATAACACGTATTAAGCATTTAGTTAAAAGATTACGTGATGCTGAAGTATTTGCAGAAGAACCAGAAACTTTAGAGAACATCATCGAGTTGTTCCAAGTCGTAGAAGACTTAGATACACCTCAACAAATAGGTGCTGAAGAAATGTGGGGAAGTGCAGTAACTGAAGATGGCAAAAAAATTAAAGCATAAAACAGCAATAGTATTTCCTGATGTGCATTTTCCATTGCACGATGAGAAAGCATTATCTTGCGCATTACAAGCAATAGGGATAGTCAAGCCTGACATCTATGTCAACATAGGTGATGTAGGTGAGTGGCATAACTTCTCAGCTTGGAAGTATAAAGGTAAGAAGCTACCTTCATTAGAATATCAAATACCACATTGTGACCAAGACATCGCAGATGTTAATGCAGGTCTTGACATAATTGATGCAGAATTAGATAAGCATAAAGTAAAAGAACGCTATATGCTTCAAGGTAATCATGAGATATGGATGGATAACTTTGTAGAAAAGTATCCCTACATGACTGATTACACCTTCCCTAAAGCGTGTCGATTAAAAGAGAGAGGGTATAAATACTATGAATACAATGTTCCTTTAAAGCTAGGAAAGATTAATTTTATTCATGGTACTTATGCAACTACCTACCATGCCAAAAAACATCTCGAGACATATGGAGCCAATATTATGTATGGGCACACCCATGACATACAGAGACATTCACTAACAAAACTTGATGCAGGAACTATTGGTGCGTGGGGAATTGGATGTCTTAAAGATATGTCTCGAGAAAAAAACAAATGGTTACGTGGCCGATTACATAATTGGAATCATGCTTTTAGTATCATTACCTTTTTCCCAGATGGGAACTTCCAAGTAGAAGTCATTGAAATATTCAAGGGCAAGTGCGTGGTATGGGGTAATGTTGTTAAAGGATAATGTATAGACGTATCATCAAAGGAGTTCCTCGTTTCGTTTTTAATGACGAGAAAGAATTTAGAGAATCATATCCAGATGATAAACTTGTAAAAGATTGGAGAAAGGGAAAGCCTAACGACTGGGTATTAACTGATGACGGTAAAGTCACACAGATACTTAGGCGTAAGACAATGAAGAATACAACCATTAAAGCAATGGATGATTACTTCATTACCCTACTAGGTCCTTGTTTTAGTTCTGGCAAACTAGAAGGTACCCCTAAAAAAGATTACAACTCATTTAAAAAAAGAACTAACGTAGAAGAAAAGCCGTTGTCTTGGAGAGAAATTCGTTTTGTTAAAATGATAGCACACGGCGAAGCTCCCGTTCAAGCATACATAGAGTGCTTTGAAACAAATAATAAATCAACAGCGTCGGTAAAGTCATCGATACTGTTAAAACAAACAAGGATTAAAGAAGAAGTGGAAAAAGAAATAGAAGAATTACTGAGTGATATAGGTGTTGACAAGAGATGGACACTAGAAAAGGCTAGAGATATAGTTGATAATCCAGATACATCCGATGCAGTTAAGCTTAGAGCATTGGAAAACTTTATGAAGATACAGAGTATGTATCCAAAAGAAAAGAAATCAGAGCAACTTTTACTTGGCCAAGCCTTTACAGGGTTTAGTAAAGATGAAATAATGCAATTAAGTGGAGTAAAGAAGATTGAAAGTGGAGAACAAGAAGATTAATATTATCCCATCTGCTTCAGAAATGTCTCAAAGAGATGAGATATTAGCTAAAGCATATAAAGACTTAGTGTTTTTTGGTCGTGTATTCCTACCTCAAGACTTCTTACATAAGTCAGAAAGCCCTCAGTTCCACCACGACCTATCTAAAAAACTAATTCAACATAAGCCTGGTGCTCGTATTTGTAATGTAATACCTCGTGGTATGGGTAAGAGTATTTTATCTAAGGCTGCTATTATGCATAAGTTTCTATTTGCTCAAGAAGATAAACAAAACTTTGTGGCTTGGGTGTCAGAAGAGCAAGGCCAATCTGTTGACCATGTTAAATATATAAGACATCACTTTGAAGAAAACGAAATCATTCGATACTACTTTGGTAATATGGATGGTGGTTCTGTTGGAAAGAGATGGACTGAAAAAGATATTGTAACTCCTAAGGGGGATAGAATTATAGCTAAGGGTTCTGCCCAAAGACTTCGTGGTAGAGCAGAAGTTGGAGTTCGTTATACTGGTATTATCCTTGATGACTTTGAATCAGAGTTAAATACCAAGACACCAGATAGAAGAGCAGAGCTAAAGAAGTGGATTGTATCTACGGTGTTTCCATCGCTAGAAGAAACTCCTGGTAATGAAGGTTGGATTTGGTTAACTGGTACTATCGTACATTACGATGCATTCTTACAAAACATTGTTGATGGATATAATGATGCTATGAATCACAACAGAAGTTATCCATGGGACTTAACATTCCACAGAGCTATAGAAGATGGTAAGCCATTATGGAAAGACCAGTTCCCTTTATCCAAACTAGAAAATAAACGAAGAGAGTTTATAGAAGCAGGGCTAGTAAATAAATTTGCGCAAGAGTATATGAACGATGCAAGAGACTCAGCGTCTGCTGCATTCAAGGTAGATAGGATACAGTATTACAATCACAAGTTTGAAGTAAGAAATAATTTTTGTTACTTAGTAGACAACAACGAAGCAATACCAATCAATGTTTACATTGGTGTTGACCTTGCTGCTACCGCAACAAAGACATCAGACTACCAAGTAATTATGGTAATGGGTATAGATGCAAATAAAAATAGATACATCTTAGAATACTTTAGAGAAAAGATACCAGCGTTTGATATGGCAGAAGAGATTGTTAAGATGGCTAGGAAGTATTCCCCAGTAAGAAGAGTAAGTATTGAAACTGTTGCAGCACAGGAAATGGTTAGAGATATGACAAGTAGAATATCTGTAGCCGATAAAAGATTAATGCCTGGTATCTTCAAAGGTGTCAAACCACCTTACGGTATTAAGAAGGAAGACAGGCTAGAGACTACACTAGGACCAATAGTCAATTCAAAGAAGCTTTATATTAAAAAACATATGACTGAGATAGTAGATGAGTTGTTTGAACACCCTAAACCAAAGAACGATGACTTGATGGATGGCTTGTATTATGCAGATTATTTTGCAAAAGCACCAAGTAGTACAGTTATAGAAGCTAAAAATTTAACAGATAAATTAGGAAAGCAAGTTAATATAAAGAAAAACAAGGTTTATAACTGGATAACAGGTAGTATTGACTGATAGTTCTTGCTGACAGATTAACAAATTGTGTAAATTATCAGACGATAAATCACATCTTTTTCTAGGAAAACACATGGAATATGACAAAAGAGCACTGACTAACCAAGAACTATTTGATAGATATAAGAACGATAGACAGTCTTGGGAGCTAGATGCTAGACAAGATTTAGATTTTTATCTTGGGAATCACTTTACGGAACTAGAGTCTAGTGAATTAGCTTCACGTAACCAGGCAGATGTCCCTATGGACAGAATATCTCCTGCAGTTGAAAGACTTAAAAGTATGCTTACTGCTAGGCCTCCTGCTTTTACAGTAGTTCCTAGAGAAGATTCAGATACATCATTAGCCTATCTTTGGAGAGAGGTTATGGGATTTGCCTGGCAGAACTCTGAAGGAGACTCTCAGGTTAAACAAGCCATACACGATTATTGTGTGGTAGGTCTTGGTTTTTTATACGCATACATAGACTATGATTCTGATTTTGGAAAAGGAGATATTAAGTTTTCATACCTTGACCCCTTTAGAGTCTATGTACCTGCTTCTTCCAGAGATAGATTTTTTACAGACGCAGATAATATTATCTTATCTACAGTATTAACAGAGACACAAGTTTTAAATTTATATCCAGAGCTGGGTACAAGTGTAGACCCAGAAACAGGTGAGGAGATTGACCCATTAATAAATACAATCTCTGGCTACTCTGAAGATGATTACCCTTCAAACATAAATAAGAACTCTTTAAATACGTATACTCCTGATACGGTCAGAGGATACACAGAACAAAACTATAAACGTTTTCAAATTTTAGAAAGGTTTACAAAAGTTAAAGTTCCCTTCTATCGTTTGCTAGATAATCAAAATGGTAAAGAGTTTATTGTTGATGAAGCAGACTTTAGAATTTTCCTAGAAGAGAATAAGAAGTTAGTAGAGCAAGGTAAGGTAGATATAGTACAAGTATATCAGAATAGAATTAAAGTGATTGCAAGTATTGGTGAGGTAGTGTTATATGAAACAACTCTTAACACAGATGTTTACCCTATAATACCGATTGCAAACGTTTGGACTCAAACTCCTTATCCTCGTTCTGATGTCTCCAGAGCAAGACCAATGCAACGTTTGTTAAACAAGTTATGGTCCTTAGCACTATCTCACGCCCAAGCATCAGCAGGATTAAAACTGTTGGTTCCAATGGGAAGTGTAGAAAATATTTCTCAATTAGAAAAAGATTGGGCAAACCCTAATGCTGTTATAGAAGTAGACTCATCACAAGGTGAGCCTCACTATCCAGCACCTCAACCTTTAACTGGTGAGTTCTATAGGCTTATACAACAGTGTGAGTTTTATATAAACTTTATATTTGGTATACCAGAAATTATGCAGGGAGTAGGAGACCAGCCAACAACTGCAAGAGGAACAGAAAGAATTATAGCTTTAGGTAGTGAAAGACCTAAATCAAAGCTAAGAGATGTAGAGTTTAGTATTAAAAGACTAGGTAAAGTTATGTACAACTATGCTAAAACACACTATGATGTGCCGAAACTAATGCGTTTAGTGCAACCTAATAATGATATTACTGAACAAATGGCACAAATATATACAGATAAAACAAGAGTTGTGTTTGATTTAAAGAAAGATAAACACAATTTAGAACAACATGATGTAGGTATAGAGTCTGGTTCTACATTGCCTACAAGTAAATACGCAGAGTTAGCTGTGTATATGGAAGCATTTCAAATGGGATTAGTAGACCAGGTAGAAGTATTAAAGAAAAATCCAGACATATTTGATAAAGAAGGAATTTTATCTCGTATGAATCAAAGAGCAGCTATGGAACAACAAATGGCTGGTATGGATGAAACAATAAAGAATTTACAGGGAGACCTGCAAACGGCTACAAGAGAATCAATATCCGATAGAAAACGTACTGAAGTTGAGAAATTTAAGACACGTTTAAAAGATATTGAAACTAGTGCCACTGCCGATAGGCGCATAAGTAAAAACAAGTTAAACGATAAGGTGTTGCTAGAACTTGAGAAATTACGTGGAGAACTTAAAGTCGTAGAGGCTGAAGTCAAACGTAGTTCTACTCAACAAGAGAACTAGACATCAAAGGAGATTAATAATATGAGTAATGAAACATCAATGACCGATACTCAAGCTGTGGAATCTATGGATACGGTTCAAGCTGAGGGACAACAAGAAGGTACTTTAGAAGGAAATGCAATGGATTGGCAAAAAGAAGCTAAGAAGTTTCAGTCTATGTATGACAAGGCTGTTACTGACAAGAAACACTTAGACCAGTATAAACCATTAGTAAACTTACTAGAGCAAAGACCTGACCTTGTAGAAACCTTAAGAGATAATATTGTTGGAAATAATGGTGCAACAAAAAAAGCTGAAGCAAAACAGCTTAACGAAGACGAGTTCAATCCGTGGGATGCGTACAATAAACCTGGCTCAGAATCATACGAGTTTCGTGTGAAAGAAGAAGAAGCTAGAATAAATAATGCAGTAAGCAGTGCTATGAGAGGGCAAGAGCAAAAACAATTTGTTGCTCAAACCGTAAACAAACTAGAGAATCAATTTGGTATGAACAGAGATGAAGTGCAGGAATTTATGCAATTTGCTCAACAGCCAAAAGATAATGTTCCACTTGATAACCTAGTCAAGTTATTTAAAATGAATAAGGGTGAATATAAAGAACCTATTATTCAAAAACCTGACACAAGTAATCAAGCTAGAACAGCTGGAGTTTTACAGGGGGGAGTAGCTCCTACTAAATCTGAACAAGATGGAATGTGGGACCAAATTCTTAATGCATCTCAATCTGGTAGTATTGGTAAAACAATAATAAAAAAATAAATAGGAGAATACAATGGCATTAAGTGCAAACGCAATCAAGACAACAAGCTTGACGCAAACAACAACTGCTGCTGATTATGGAGTTGCTCCAGATAAAAGAAGATTATATAACTTTTCTGATAGGATTGCTGAACTAGCACCTGAAGAAAGTCCTTTCTTCGTATACCTGAGTAAAACTGCCAAACTTCCTACGGATGATTCTTTGTTTCGTTATTTAGAAGATAGAACAAAGATTAATTATACAAGTAGAGAGTTCCTTTTAAAAGGTGACCAGGACAGTGCAGCAGCTCAAGCAGCAAATGACTCTGTGAGTTTCACAGTAGAAACAGCAGACAACTTAGCAGTAGACTTTATTGTTAAGGGAATGGTCTTTGCAGTAAGAACAAAAGGCGGAGCAGCAGGTGATAACGCCTACGCTAACATAGTAGTTAGAGTAGAAACTGTACCCGCATCAGCAAACAATGAAACTACATTTACAGGTAAAGTTATATCTGTATCATCAACAGCAGCTAACGCAAATAAGCTTTTAGCTGGTAAGAGATGTCAAATCATAGGTTCAGCATATGGAGAAGGTACTGGTTCACCAGACGTTTTCTCAGATAGCATGGAAGATAATTATGGGTACACCCAGATTTTCAAAACAGCTGCTGAGATTTCAAACACAGCATATGCTACACAACTACGTGGAGTGTCAAATGAGTTTGAAAGAGTGTTAGCTCAAAAAATGAGAGAGCACAAAATCGATATGGAAAGAGCATTTCTTTTCAATCAAAAAGCAAGAGATAACTCAGGGATTCAATATTCTGAAGGTCTTGTAGGGCATATTATCAAAAACAGTACAGTAAAAGCTGGTGCAGCAGACTTGGCTTACGAGTCAGGTAAAGCATACTTTAGAAGTGCTGAAGCTTCAGAGCTTACTTATGATAGATTGCTTAAGGACTTTGAGGTTATCTTTGACCCAGCTAGAGGCGGAAGTAACGAAAGATTAGCATTAGCTTCTCTTCCTGTGATTTCTTTCTTTAACAAGATGGGTGATGGCTCATTTTCTGATATATCTACAACAGGTTCACAATACCAAATCAATATGGATAACCTATCAGGACAGTTTGGTCACCAGTTAATGGAGATTAATACAGTTCATGGTGCGGTATATCTAGTGAAAGAACCTCTGTTTAGAGGACATTCATCAGGTATGATGTGTATGGCTGATATGAGTAAGCTATACTACAGACCACTTGTAGGTAATGGAATCAATCGTGATACTCAGGTTATGACAAACGTACAAGGTCCAGACGAAGACCTACGTAAAGACATGATTCTTACAGAAGCAGGTCTTGAAGTATGTTTACCAGAATCACACTACTTGATTAACGTAGAAGGATTATAATATATTATAATCTCTATGTAAAATAATCCGTAAGGATTGACAGTATTGGATACTGTGGGGTTGTTCGTAGAAAGGAACAACCCCGAACATCCATAAGAATTTTAAACTAATAGGAGAATAAAATGGCAAATTTTGATACTGTAACAAAAGTTATTATCAATGATGTGAGTGCAGCAGCAAGTAGCGTATCTGGTTCTTTAGCTAAAGAAATCAATGACTATATAGAAACTATAGATGACACAAAGCTTGTAGATATTAAAGCGGTAATGCTTGATAGAACTAGAATTGCATATATTGTAGTTACCAAAGTATAATGGCTAACTGTCAGCACTGTGAAACACCTAACCCAGAAGGTAAGTTTAATTGTCCTTCATGTGGGTTAAGAGCACATCCACCAAGATGGAGCACACAATTTGTTTTAAGAGATTCTCCGATGGCAACTGCTATTAGAAAAGACCAAATAGATTTTGGTAGTATAAGTATGGATAAACATATAGAAAGAACTAATAAAAAGAATACTAAAGACAGAGCAAAGAAAATGGATGAGATGATTTTTGGCAATGATAAAAGTTAAAACATTAAAATCAAATAGAAGGAAGTATAATATGTACGGAATGAAGAAAAAGAAAAAAGTAGTAAAACCTAAAATGAAAAAAAGAGCTGTCAAAAAAGGAATGAAAAAAGGTTATAAGAAATAATGCCAGTTAAAAAGAAAGCTAAATCAAAAGTAAATGCAGCTGGTAATTATACAAAACCAACTATGAGAAAGAATTTATTTAAAAAAATAAAAGCTAGTACTAAAGGTGGTAAAGCTGGACAGTGGAGTGCAAGAAAAGCCCAGATGTTGGCTAAGCAATACAAAGCTAAAGGCGGAGGATACAGATAGTGCCCTTAAAAAAGTCTCAACGAAGTCTTAAAGAATGGACAAGACAAAAGTGGAGAACCTCAAGCGGTAAGCCAAGTAAGGGACTTCGTAGATACCTACCAGACGCAGCATGGAAAGCATTATCACCAGCAGAAAAGAAAGCAACGAATACGGCAAAAGCCAAAGGAAATAAAAAAGGTAAGCAGTTTGTTAGTCAACCAAAGAAGATAGCAAAGAAAACAGCAAGGTATAGAAAGTAATGTTGAATGATAACATATTAAAAGAATTAGCTAAGAAATTTTTCAGCCCTGAAAATAGGTTGTTAAATGGCGCTATGAATACTAGTGAGTACGAAGAAGCAAAGCAACTACAGGTTGACTTTGATTTTATTAGTAAGCTAGAAGGTGGAAGACAAACCGAAGCTTACGTTCCTTATCCAGAAGGTTCTCAGTCTGGTGTTACTTTTGGAACTGGTGTAGACTTGGGTGGAAAAACTTCAGACTATTTTAAAGGATTTGATAATCCAAGTATTGTTGAAAAAATGGAACCATACTTTGGTATGACAGGACAAGAAGCTTTTAACTTTGAAAAGTTAAACCCCTTATCATTTAGTCAGGAAGAAGCAATGCTTGTAGATAATTTTGTAAAAGGAAAAGAATTAAATTCTATTTCAAGAAATTTTGAAAGAACGTTTGGAACTGATATGGCTGAATTGTCACCAGAAGTACAAACGGTGATAGCATCTATTGGTTATCAATACGGAGCTAACTTTATGGACAATCCTTACACTGAGGAGTTTGACCCAAAGACTCCTAAGTTTGTAAACAGACTTATGGACTTAGTAAAAAATCCAGACAATATTGAGAATTATACAAACCTAGAAGAAGAGCTAAGAAAATTTGGAGATGACTATGGTCCTAGGCGTGATAAAGAAGCAGACTTATTAAATAAATTTATTAGAAGTTTAAAAGAAAAAAACTTTGGTGAGTTAAAAGATGCATCATCAATTATGCAAGATAACTCTGATATGGAAAACTTAATACAATTTGCAGAACCAAAAGAAGAAGAAGAACCATTTACAAATGAGTCTATTACTTTCTGATGAGAGGATTAAGAACAACAGAAACAAGGCACACTAATGGCAAAAAGAAAACAAGACAAGGGCAAGGTCATAACACAAAATTTGGAAATAAGATGAGTAGTAAATATTATAAAAAAAGAAATAGAGGACAAGGATAATGGCAGAATCATTTAAAGACCAAGTAGATGCAATAACAGGTTTTGGTATAACAGAGAATGATGCATTATCTGACTGGCTTACAGCTGGTGTTAGGTTAGTATTGAATGCTATGCCAATAGATAAACTTGAAAGAATTATATCAGACGAAACTACAGATTTTGGTGATGGAGGTTTAGATGTACAAGGTAAAAGAATTGTAGAGGTATTTAGAAAAGATGGAGCAAACTCAACTGCAGATTTGCAATATTTTCATCCTGCTAGAAAGATAACAGTCAAGATGAAAGGTAGAGCCACAGACCCAAGTTATATGGAGTATGCATCTGCAACCGACCCTGCATATTACGTAGACGAACAATTACTTTTTGTTTTACCTGCAATGGGAAGTGGTGTTAATTATGCTAATGTTTCCTATATAGACACTAGCATAACAGTAGTTCACGGTGCTACATCCATAGCTAACTTTCCAGACGAGGCAGAGTATGCAGTAGTGTTATATGCAGCAAGACAGGCATTAGCAAGAAAAGTATCAGATGCAAACGCAGACGAAGATTCAGAAATGGCAGCTACCTACTCAAACCAATATGCTTTAGTAGATGCACAATATAAAGAAGCATTACAGATTTTAGGTATAGAAGAAATAACAAATAGTAAAAAAGAAAAGGATGCTAGATAGTGGGTATAAACACTACTTGGAATAAAGAAAATACAGAGCCTTCTAGTGTTTGGTCAAAAGAAATCAATGACTTACATCACACAGATACAGGTACACTATGGGGTCCAGAGGCTATAACCCCAAGCTCTACCTGGTTAGGTGCATTGACTGGAGCTATACATCCTTCAACAGGTACAGTTTGGGGTCCAGAAGTAATAGCACCTTCTACTAGCTGGAGTGAATCCTTAGAGCAGTTTAAGTTTTGGAATGATGGTAATGATTTTTGGGAAGATGTAAACAGTAAATACGAGGAATTATAATGGCAGCAATAGAATTTAATGGAAAAGAAATACATAGTAGAGTACAACAGGCAGTCCCTGATGTATCAGAAAACTATGTAATAAATCTTATTAACGAAGCTTTAATAGATTTAGGACAATATAATTTAAAAACAGAATATGCCAAGACTAATCTTGCTAACAATCAAATGTGGTATGGATTAAATGATGATAGAGCTATTACAGTAAATAAAGTATTTAGATGTAGTATCTTAAATTCAGATGGAGAGTATATTAAAATTCCTAGATTAGTCAATCAAGAAACAAAGATAACAGATACGGAGTAATTATGGCAGCAGTAAGCAGTACATTCAAAGACCCATCATTAAATTTTGTATGGTGGATAGAAGGAGATAAGATAGCTATAGCCTCATCAGGTGGAGATGGAGGTACAACCGAAACAGCAAAAGGCCGTTATAAGGCTGCTATGATAGGAACAGGTACCGACCATATAACATCAGGTGTGCTAATATCTTACTATGCTGAACCTGATAAGCTTGAAAGCATTACAGGAACAATAGATATAGACAATACTTTGCAACCAGCTATAATAGCGTATGTAAAAGCAAAAGCACTTTTAGATGCTGCGGCAAGAACAAACAATGCAGAATTAGCACAGATTAAAATGCAATCTGCTCAAATGGCTATGAATGAATATAAGCAGATGGTTACTAAATACGGAGTAAGAAGAAGAGATAAAACTGGTGGGACTCGTGGTATAGTTCCTACAAACTTTACATAGGTAAACAATGGCAACATTAACAGGTAAAAAAATATCAGAGTCTTATAAAGACTTGCTACAAATATCTAATAATAATTCTGGTGTAGACGGAACACTTAGAGATGTATCAGACGGTGAAGGTACAGTTAGTGTTTTACAGATTAGTAGTGATTCTATAAATATTAAAGATAATGGAGCTTTTCAAATTAATGAAACTCCAGTTACTTCTACGGCAACAGAGTTAAATTATTTAGACGGTGCAGACACAAACATTAATACCCTTACTCTACCTGCAAGTACAACCATATCTGCCTTTGGTGCCAGTGTTATAGACGATGCAGATGCATCTACAGCTAGGTCTACCATGGGAGTTGATGCGGCAGGAACTGATAATTCTACTAATGTAACATTAGCTGGCAAAGATTATATAGTAGCTAGTGGAACAAATAATCAAACATTAACGCTCGGTACTGTAGATATATCGGATGACACAAATTTAGTTGGAGGAACTGGCGTTACACTTACTGGAGATACTTTATCAACAGTAGATAGTGAAATAGACCACGATAGTTTAAACAATTATTCTAGTGATAAACACATAGCACATAGCTTTGTTACCCTAACAGCGGGAGCAGGATTAACTGGAGGTGGAGATATTACCACTAGCAGAGATTTTGCTGTAGGAGCAGGTACTGGTATTACAGTAAATGCAAATGATGTTGCTGTAGATACAAGTGTTATTGCTACAAGAAATTATGTTGATGGACAAGTATCAACAGTAAATACTTTAGGAGAAATGACTGACGTATCTTTTTCATCATTAGGTGATGATAATTTATTACAATACAATTCAGCTTCTTCAGAGTGGAATAATACAAGCGTAATAGATGGTGGAGAATTTACAACTTAAGGAGAAAAAAAATGGCCAATACTTTACAAATTAAAAAGAATGCATGGAATACAACTACCCCTGGCGGTCCAGTAGCTAACACCTTAGCATATGGTGAACTAGCTTGGGATACAGCTGGAAAAATTTTATACATTGGAAGACAAACAGGAACAGGACCCGTAACAACAGAAACAGTTAAGATTGTACCAAACGCTTCATCAAGCACAGTTGGTATAGCAAGTTTTAATACTCTTAACTTTGTTGTAAGTGCTGGTGGTGATGTACAAATTAAAACATATGGTGTAGCTAGAGATGAAATAGCGTTAGATGCTATTGATGGAACTAGAATTGCAGATGATGCAGTAGACAGTGAGCACATAGCTAATGACGCAGTAGCTTTAGGAACGCAAACTACTGGTAACTATGCAGGAACAATAACAGGTACAACAAATGAAATTGAAGTAACTGGTTCTGCTGGAGAAGGTACTGCTTATACTATTGGATTACCAGATGATGTAGTTATT